TCAGAGAAGAAATTCTCTGATCTCTCCGAGTCTGATCAAATCGAGTGTAAATTCGAAATCATAGATATGCTTCATTTCTTTATGAATTATGCAGCTTCTATTGGTATGACATCGCAAGAAATGTATAACATGTACATGAGTAAAAATAAAGAGAATAGGGAGAGACAAAAAAGAGGTTACTAAATATATAAAGAAAACAAAAAACATGGAAAAAATACTGCAACCAAACCCACAGAGATTCTCACTTTTACCCGTTCAACACCACGATTTATGGAAAATGTACAAAACAGCTGAAGCATCCTTCTGGACTGCAGAAGAGATCGATCTAGCACAAGACATTTCCCATTGGAGGGAAAAATTGAACGACAATGAAAGATATTTTATCAAACACGTTCTAGCTTTTTTCAACAACTCCGATGGAATAGTCAACGAGAATCTAGCAGCAAATTTCTTCAATCAGGTCCAATACCCTGAAGCAAGATGTTTTTATGGGTTTCAGCTCATGATGGAAAATATCCACGGAGAAACTTACTCCCTTCTAATCGACACTTACATTACAGACAAAGAAGAGAAAGAACATCTGTTCAATGCCATAGAAACAGTTCCTTCGGTGAAAAGAAAAGCTGACTGGGCTTTTAAATGGATAGAAAATGGTTCTTTTGCGGAAAGACTTATAGCATTTGCGGCTGTTGAAGGTATTTTCTTTTCTGGATCTTTCTGCTCCATATTTTGGCTTAAGAAAAGAGGGCTGATGCCTGGACTTTCTTTTTCTAACGAATTGATTTCAAGGGACGAAGGACTACACTGTGATTTTGCCTGTATGCTTTACACTGACCACATCGAGAACAAACTTTCAGAGGAAACTGTAAGGGATGTTATAAAAGAGGCAGTCGAGATTGAAAAAGAATTTGTGACTGCTTCTCTTCCCGTAAGATTGATCGGAATGAATTCTGATTTGATGTGTCAATACATTGAATATGTTGCTGATAGGCTAATGATATCTTTAGGATATAGCAAAATATGGGATTCAAAATGTCCTTTTGATTTCATGACCAATATAGCCTTAGAAAATAAAGGAAACTTTTTTGAAGGAAGAGTTGGATCTTATCAAAAATCAGGTGTCATGGATAGTACAAGAGATCAAAGTTCTCAAAAAACTTTTACGATTGATGCGGATTTTTGATTTGATTCGTGGGACATAGGACCGATATATAAAAAAACATTTCAAACCCATGGCAGAGAAAAATAGATCACAGCTCAAGAGTATATTCCAAGCAGGAAACATTCCGACACAACAGGATTTTTCCGATTTCATCGATAGCACATGGAATCTAGCAGACGATGGATCAGGCGGTTATTCTGGGCCAACTGGAGCTGCAGGACCAACAGGAGCACAAGGACTTCAGGGCCCAACCGGAACTACAGGGGACAATTCTTTAACAACTATTAATTTACAGGGCGGAGATTATATTCTTGCACTTGGCGATAAAGGGGCTATGGTTGAAATAGCTACTGGAGCAACTGCTACTGTAACGATTCCCGCCGATTCTTCTATTCCCTTTCCTGTGGGCTCTCAGGTACTTGTGACGAGAGGAGGAATAGGACCCGTTTCAATTACAGGAGCTACTGGAGTAACGGTTAGGTCAGCACAAGGTTATTTAAACCTTCCTTATCAATATTCTATAGCTGAGCTTTATAAAACAGACACAGATACCTGGACGATTTCCGGGGATCTTTCGTCTTGACGGTTAATTATTTTTAAAAAACAATCAAATGAAAAAAATTCATTTGTGTAACTTTTTGTCCCTAAAGGAAATAAAAATTAAATAAAACAGAAAAATGGAAGTAATAAAAAGAGATGGAGCTCGGGAAAGAGTTAAGCTAGATAAAATTTTAAACAGGGTAAAAAAGCAATGCTACGGTCTAAATATGGATTACGTAGAACCAATGGAGATTGCTAAAAAAGTTATTCATGGTCTTTATGATGGAATTACATCTGTCGAATTAGATGTACTTGCAGCAGAAACAGCTGCAGCATTAACCCCAACCCATCCTGACTATTCCATTCTAGCTGCTAGAATTTCTATTACATCATTACACAAGGTTACTCCTAAAAGTTTTTCACAAGTCATAGAGAATCTTTACTCCTATGTGGACCAGAAAACCGGGTTAAAAGCACCCATGATTGCTGATGATGTGTATGAGATTGTCATGAATAATGCTAAGGATATAGATTCACAAATTATTTATGATCGGGATTCTGAATATGATTATTTTGGATTCAAAACTTTAGAAAAATCTTATCTACTTAAAATCGACGGTAAGCCAGCGGAAAGACCGCAACACATGCTTATGAGGGTGGCCATAGGAATCCACAAGAACGATTTAGTATCGGCTTATAAGACATATGATTTAATGAGCCAAGGGTTCTTTACACACGCTACACCAACACTTTTCAATTCGGGAACAAGAAGACCCCAGCTTTCGTCGTGCTTCTTACTCTCTATGCACGATGATTCAATTCAAGGGATTTATAAAACACTTTCCGATGTTGCACAGATTTCTAAGAATGCCGGAGGTATAGGTCTGCATATCCACAACGTTAGGGGTACCGGATCTTATATTAGAGGAACAAATGGAACATCAAACGGGGTGATTCCTATGTTAAAAGTCTTTAATGAAACAGCGAGGTATGTAGATCAATGCTTTGTTGGAGAAACTTTAATTAAAGTTAAAGACGGATACAAAAAAATAGAAGATATTGAACCAGGAGATTTAGTTCTGTGCTCAGATGGGGAATATCATTCGGTAGAAGAAAAAATAGCTTCTTCATCATCTGATAAAAAAATGATAGAAATACAGACCGAAACTGGTAAAAATGTAGTTACTGAGGATCATTTGTTTTTATGTATTAAAAATGGCAGGTCTATAGAAAATATAGAAACTAAATTTGAATTAGGATCTTTAAATCCTGAATGGATAGAAGCTAAAAATATTACTGATTCTGATATTTTATTAAGTCTTTGAAAATAAAACTCCACCTTGATCCGATATATAATTCTATAATTATTTATCAATCATGGAAAAAGACAAATCAGGAAAATTTAGAAAATATTCATATATGTCAACACATTATCCAGAAATAACTTCCAAAATTTTAAATTGGTCTAAGGATTGTGGGTTATATGGATTGCCGTATGATGAAATTTTCTATCTATATGACAACAACCATACAAAGGTCCCCAGTGATGAAACAGGGTTTAAAGAATTCAGAGGAGCATTTAAAAAATATTCTATCTATGGGAAATATTCTAATTTAGAGGATAAGTTTTTAGTAGACCAGCTGGATAAATTCAAAAAATATCTTTCTTCTAATGATCTAGAAAAGCAAAATAAATGTGGAGCTGTTACTCAAATGTTAATGGAAAATTATATTTTAATGGAACAGCTTAAAAATAAATATCCTAATTTTCGGGACAAAAGAATAATGATCCACATGTTTTTAAATGACTTACAAGAACCACCAAAATGTGAAGTGTGTGGATCCCCTGCTAAAGAAAGATTAACTAATAAAGGGTTTAGAAAAACTTGTTCAAGCATTTGCAGAAGGAAAAAAGAGCAATCTTTCAAATCGTACACGATTTTTTACGAAGGTGAATCAATAAGAGTTCAAGGTTATGAAAGATATGTTATTCCTGAATTTTTAAAAAAATACGATAGAAAAGATTTAAGAATAGGATTAGAAGAAAATAATCCGATTCTTTATTTTTTTAAAGGTACAGAAAGAGAATATTATCCTGACCTGTATATAGTTCCTGAAAATAGAATAATAGAGGTTAAGTCAGACTACAGTTTTCAATTTGATTATGACAAGAACATAGCTAAAAAAGAGGCTTGTCTTTCTAAAGGATTCAAGTTTGAATTTCATATTTGGAATGAAAAAAATAAAAAAAACAAAATAATATAAAATGGAAAAAAATAAAAACATTTTTTTAGATCATCCTGAGATCGATGGGGAAATAAGACAAGAATCTGTCAAACTTTCTTTAAATAATTTAAAATTCAACAGCGTATTGAATGTTAAAAATTGTAACATTGAAGAATCTAAATTATACGACTTAAGAGTTAATGAAGTACCAAACTATTGTACAGAAATATCAATAGTTCATAATGGAGGTGGTAGAAGAAAAGGGTCTTTTGCAATCTACTTAGAACCTTGGCACTGTGATATTGAAGATTTCTTAAACCTTAGAAAGAATCATGGTAAGGAAGAGATGAGAGCAAGAGACTTATTTCTTGCTCTCTGGATCCCTGATCTCTTCATGGAAAGAATTAAAGAGGGCGGAGACTGGTCATTATTTTCTCCAGACGAAGCTCCTGGGTTAGCGGACGTTTATGGGGAGGACTTCAAAAAACTTTATCTGAAGTACGAATCCCAGAATAAATCTAGAAAAACGATTAAGGCTCAAGATCTTTGGTACAAAATAATCGAAGCTCAAATTGAAACAGGAGTTCCTTATATGCTTTATAAAGATGCTGCAAACATCAAAAGCAATCAAAAGAATTTAGGTACAATCAAATCTTCAAATCTTTGTACAGAAATCATTGAATACTCGGATTCAAAGGAAACTGCAGTTTGTAATCTTGCTTCTATTGCCTTGCCTAAATTTATTATTCCAGGAAAGAAACCGAAGTATGATCTCAACGCATTAAAAGATATTGCTTACACTGCCACTTTCAATTTGAATCGGGTCATTGATGTCAACTATTATCCAACAAAGGAAACCAAGACCTCGAATTTAAAACACAGACCTATAGGAATTGGCGTTCAAGGTCTGGCAGATACTTTTGCAATGTTAAAACTTCCTTTTGATTCGGAGGAAGCCAAGCAGCTTGATAGGGAAATCTTCGAAGCAATTTATTTCGGAGCCATGACTGCTTCCGTAGATCTTGCTGAGACCGAAGGAGCTTACGAGTCTTTCAAGGGTTCACCATTATCAGAAGGAATTTTTCAATTTGATCTTTGGGGACAGCAACCAAGTAATAGATGGGATTGGAAATCATTAAGGGAAAGAGTTAAAAAGACGGGTGCTAGAAATTCTTTATTACTTGCACCCATGCCCACAGCAAGTTGCCTTGTTCCTGAAACAAAAATACAAACATCAGATGGAATAAAAAGCTATATAGATATTATGGAACAACGTGGGATAGATTGGAAATCTATAGAGGAATCTGGAGAACAAAGATGGGTATTTTTTGAGGAAAAAGTAAAAGTTAACACTAGATTTGGGTATTTAGAATGCGAGAAAATATTTTATAACGGTAAGGTTCCTGTTATAGAAATAGAAACAGAAGACGGTCAAAAAATAGTTTGCTCATATAATCATAAATTTTTATGTTTAAGAGACGGAGCCAAAATCTGGGTGAGAGCTGATGAATTAACAGAAAATGATAATATAATTTTCTCATAGAAGATAAAATTACGGTTGCCATACAAGCTATAGGTATATAGAATAAAAATTAATTATGCCAACTATTATTAACCCAAAAGAATTTTATGATGCTTATGGGAAAAAATTAGTAGATTCATGCTTTAAGAGATACTCTTATATAAATAATTCAGATTCAGAATATTACCGAGAAAGATTTATAGAATTACTTGAGCTGAAAAAAAATAATCCTTT